TAGAAAAAATAGATGATGAACTATTAGAAAATTATAATCATTACACAAAAGCAATGATGGAACATTATCTATTTTTAATTAGAAATAATCTTACGGTCGAACAGTATCTAGATAGTCTAAATTAATCTTCCAAATTTTTTGTTGAGTATAAAATAATTCTTGTTCACTATGTTTCTCAAGGAAGTTATTTCTCAATAATTTTTCTACAAATTTACCCATTCTAATACTTTTACCACTGCCGTCTTTGTCAACATTAGTAGACATATAAAATTCTGCATCAGGATAAATGTTCTGTATAAATTCTATTTGCATAGGTAAAACGTATGCCAACTGGTAACCAGTTTTAAACATATTTTTAGATATGCCTTTGCTTACTGCATATCCTGGAAGTTGAGCACCTCTAAATAAACAACGCCATGCATTAGGAGATACTTCAGGTAAATGATGTACACCAGCCAAATTAAAAATTATATCTTTGCTTTCATCTATTCCAACAAAATACTTTCCATATGGCATTTTCATTTTGTCAAGTTTTATAGAATCAAACGATACATTATTATTGTAACCTAAACTTTTACATTCGTCACAAAATATCTGCAACTTGTCTAAGTCACTATCTAGTAGTTCTCTAAAAATTATTTTTCCAAGTCTTACCATCTGAATTATCTTTACGTGAATGAAATTGCATAGTTTCCATATCAAAAATATCACCAGTAGCAACACCATTGATCATACATTCTGCTAAACGTGTATGTTCACTTAATGGTTTAAACATCACGTGCCATCTATCTTGATTTATTGTTCCTAAATCAAAAGTTGGTGAATCATAACCAATCATAACCGGAGGTGGTGCTTCTGTCATACCATACCAATTTGCAATTTTTTGGACACCCCTATTTTTGAATTCATCTATGAAATTTTGATCTATTTTGGAACTACCTGTAACCATATATTTGACACAACTCATATCTAAATCTTTAAAGCCTTTAGTGGCTAACAATAGTTCTAAATGGCGTGGTATAAGCGATATAAACGTCGGTTTAACGCGGTTAAACAGTTCAGGGTAGGTATATGTACCAAACAGACTAGAAACGTATTGTGCGCCGCTTAAAAACGCAGGAAAGGCGGTGATTGTCCAGTGGGCAATAGTGTTCGCAGGAAATACATCAAGCACTTTATCCTCAGGAGTCAAACCAATTTCTTTGGCACTCCATCTTGCACATTCCTGAAGATATATCCAAGAATGAGTAACCTTTTTTGGTTTGTCTGTACTGCCAGAAGTATAGAGAGTGATAGTGCTCATGTTTGTATTTAATTGGTTTACGTTTGGATTAGATTAAGTTTGACCAAGCACCGTTTTCATAGCCTTGGAACTTATTGTCTGTAGAATTATAAATGATCATTCCGTTTTGCGGAGTAAGACCATTTCTTTCTATTGTTGTCATAGAACCTAATAAAAGTTCTGTGCCAATTTTTGCATTACCATTTACATCTAATGTTGCATTGGCAGTTTGTGAATTAATTGAAAGTTTACCATCTGAAGTAAACTCCATGTATTTTAAACTTGGTGCTGATGCAGTACCATCATTGGTTGCAAATACAAGTGTACCTTTTACAGTATCAGCCGCAACTGATCCTGCACTAGTTGAAACCTTTGTAAACAACTGTGCTGACGGAACATATTTAGAACCGTTAGTGTCCCAACCACTCCAGGCAATACCCGCTAATGAATCACCTGCGGAAAATTGTACTGGTGTTTGTAATGAGTTATCTTTTACATTAAATTGAAACTTACTAAAGTCATTACCTGTTCCACCTACTGCAATAATTTCAATAGGCTGTGATTTGTCTGTGTTGAATAGTTGGAATGTTGGACCAACTGAATCTGTTACTTCACCAAATTTTAATGTATTGTTTCCTGCTAACAATCTAATCTGGTTAGCATCAAATTCTAAGTTTCCGTTGTCTAGTTTAATTGTATTAGTAATACCATCAACTAATATTGTTGAGTCATCACCAACAAGTGTACCTTTCATAGTACCTTCAAATGTACCATCAAAAGATCCTGTTTGGTTAAACACTGGATTAATAGGTTTGAATTGTGCCGCACTGGCATTCCAAGCCAACACCTGTCCGTTGCTAGGTGCGTCAACACCTGATGTACTTACGTCACCTAAATCATCAATTGATGCACTTGCTAAAGCAATCTGTGTATCAATGTCATCTGCTGGAACAAATGCAGAACCGTTCCATTTTAAAACTTGGTTATTAGTAGGAGGGCTCGTAGTAATATCTACGTCTGCAATGTCACCGATTGAATTAATTGTTTGTACTGCACCATTTACCCATTTGTTCTGTGCAGTATTAAAGACTAGTGCTTGGCCGTTAGTAGGAGTAGGACAGTCTACGTTTGATAGGTCAGTAAGTGCTTTATCTGGGTTAATAATTTGACCACCTGTAACGCCTGATTTACCAATGTATAGTTTATTAGTGTCTGTAACGAATATTGGTTCGCCAACTGCTGGATCTTGGCCAGTTAATAACTGACGATCTGCTTCTGTTCCTCTTCTAATTCTTAAAGCCATTTAATGCAACTCCTAAGTTCTTATTAGTATTTATGCCTAATGCAAATGTTTTATTATTTACGATTTTGGCTTTCTTTTACGTTTTAGGAACTTTCTAGTCTCTTTTTGTATGTAATTTTTAACTCTAGCACTATCAACCTTAAATTCTACGTGTTTAATTACTGGTCCATATTCGTTGAATAGTGCCCTTATTTCACGTTCGTAATGCTTTGGGCGATCTGGTGGTTTGCACTCTACAATCCACTTTTTTCCGTCCGAAAATGTAACATGAAAAGCATCGAGGTACTCTAAAGGAATTGCTTTGACTTTTATTCCTTTGAATACCTCGGGCCAATGTTTTACGATATCATCGGGTAAAAAGACCTGTCTATTCACCGCCTTTTGCCTTTGCTGTCTTCTTAACAGTTGGCACTAATGCTTCTGCTTCTTTGCGAAGTCTTTGTGCCTCCTTAAACATAGCATCGGCATTAGATCTTAATTGTTTAGCCAAGTCTTCATCACTTAATGCATCTGGTGTATTTGTAGCCGCTTGAGCAGTAGCCTGTACTGGACTTGCAGTCTTAGGCTTTACTTCTTGTGCTGTCGCTACTTCTTCTGCTACTGCACTACCACTAGCAGGTGCACCTAAATGTATTTCATCAATGCTAACACCTTTTTGATCGGCAATGATCTTATTAAGTTCATTTAACTTAATTGTTTGTGTTGGCGTTGGTGTCATTTCAATATCTGTTGTAGGTACTTTCTGTAATTTACCATCAGCATGAAAAGCCGCTAACATTGTACGGCCGTCGCCTAATGTTGTTCTTCCCATTGCTTCTGCTAATTCATATACAGATTGTCCTGATGATGATTCCACTAATTTCATTAATGAATCATGATCTGAATCAGATAAAGATGCAGTATCAACAACTAGACAATAACCACTATCCTGTGGTACAGTTCTATATGCTACTGCAACCTTTCGTTGATTTTGTACGTATCTTCCTACGTGTTTTACTTCAGCCATTATTGTCCTCCTGATGGCGTTCCAGTCATAGCCTCAGCCGCATCCTTTGGTGATGCAGGTGCTTGACCTGTTGCCGGAGCACCAGACTTCTGTGCTTCTTCTTGTGCTTTCGCAACTTGGTTTAAAAATGTTTCTAACTTATTGTAAGTCGTTCCAACTGCCTGCATTTCATTTGCCTTGAAAGCACCACGTTGTGAAGCGACATCAATAATTGATCTAATAGTGTTTAGATCCTGAACAGTTAGGTCAACTGCTCCACCAGGTGCAGGTGCTTGAGCATCAGTTTTTGGTGCTTCTGCCGCCGCCGCTGGTTTTGTATTTTCTGTCGTCATATGACATTCTCCTTAGTTTGTATATACAGTATTACTTATTTGTACTTTAAATGAGGACACGCCAAAACGAAATATGATAATTCTTTTGGATCCTCAAATCCGATTTTGATATTATAATTTGGTTTGGTATCTCTACCATTCTTTGTATAAGTTTTTCCAACAAAATATCTATTTTTACAATTTTGGTAAACCCATTTGTCAATAGCATCTTCAAGATTGTAAGACATAGGAATCTCTATGTACTCTAAATTTTTTGTAGGTACAGGTAATTTTCTTATACCAAAATAGTTTAGTGGATTAGTTTTCATCGTAATGAGTAGTTATACCAAAAGGTGCTTCAGTGTTTTTATCATAGTGTGAATGAATAACAAATACTGTATCACAGTAATCTGGATCACCCCAACTATCCCATGGCATACCATCTGTGAACATAATGAAACGTTTTGGTTCAATACCATTTTCTTTCATGTATTCCCAATTACACATGAAGTCAGTTCCACCGCCTCCCATCAATTGATAGTTTGCCAAGTCGTTGCCGTTATCAGCACTAAAGTCTTGCTCGTTGTAAACTTTAGTATCAAAACACCATACTTTAATATTGTAGTCTTGATACTGACTCATAATATTTTGTACTTCACCTAAGAAGTCTTCACCCTGTTCATTGCTGATCGATCCTGACATATCAATTGCAATAGCAATATCAATTGTTTCATCATAGTTCATACCAGGAAGGATAGCACCAGTGTGCCAGTTTTTTCTGCTAGGACGTTGGAAAGTGAAATCATTTTTTATAGTAGACTGGATCTGCTGTCTAAGAATCTCTCTCCAGTTCATCTTAGGCTCAGTCATGTCCTTAATCATTCTTTCTACTTCTGCAGGTAAGTTACCTGCACCAGCCGCCTGTGCGGCCCCTAACATATTTTCTTTAATTTCATCACGTATCTTTTTAAGTTCGTCTTTAGAATAACTAGGCTTATCACCTTTGTCTTTACCTTTTTTACCAGGAGCAGGTGAATTACCTTCACTGTCTTTGTCCCAGTCAATATGCTCATCAAGTAATTTACCTAATTGCTTTAATTCTTCTTCATCATACTTCTTGTAAATTTCTTCATATACTGCTTCTGATGTCCAACCTTCATATTTAAAGTCTTGGAAAATAGGAATATCTCTTGGCTTCTCTCCGATGCCATCTCTAACAAGTGTATTGTTTACAATATAGTCTGCCGCGATATTATGTATTTGCGGATCTCTATCTTCTCTACGTGTCATATGGTCATATACACAATGAAGTATTTCATGTGCAATAACAAATTCAACTTCTTTGTTAGACATATTAGCAAAGAAAGGCACACTATAAAATAAGTGTCTACCATCTGTTGCCGCAGTAGGGCACCAATCTGTTGCTTCTTTGATTATTAATCTTGTAGCCATGTTACCAAAGAAAGGATGTCTTAATAGTAAACCTACTCTTGCTACAACTATCTTATCGAAAACTTCTTTACGTAATTCGTCAGTTACTTCTATATCTGGAGTTTCTACTTTTTCTAATGTTTGTACTGTCATTGTGCCTATTCCTTATTGTTCTTATATAATACTATATTTAATGGAATTTGTCAACCAAAAAGATAAGGGGGAGAACCAAAATCCTCCCCCTAAATTGGTTAGGCTGATTGTGCCGCCGCAATATACTTTCCAAATTTATCATGGAATTCATCGAAACAATCGACTTCATCTGGATCAATTGGAAGTTGGTATTGAGTAAGTGCAAGTTTGATACCCATGACAACCAATTCAGTTTCAAAGTTATCCATTGCAAATCTCAAGAAGTTATTAACTTTATCGTCAAACTTCTTATCCTTCTTATCGCAGGCTTCTTTTAGTTCATAACAAAGTGAGACTGTTAAGGAATACATGGCACTGATTTCTTTAGTCTCTAAATCCTTGACCTTTCCAGACAGTATGTCTGTAGGGTTAGGAAGTTTTGAAGCCACCTTACGGTGTGCCATGAACTTCACAGCCAAGCCTTCGCCAACTGCACCACTAACAAGATCTGTAGTGGTATTCTCGTCATCGTCATCCTCTAGCAATTCGGATACAAATGACCAAGAACGAGGTGTTGCAAAAGATCTACTTGGACTCTTAGGATCAAAGTCATACAAGTCTTTCTTTGCAAAAGTCAAGTAACCAACAACGTCTTGGTGAATATCATTTGCTACTGCCCACTGGAACCAATCATCAAAGTCCACTTTCATTTCTAAGTGAACAAATCTGTTTGCCAACGGAGCAGGCATTCTATATACAACACCTTTGTCTGCTTCTCTGTTACCAGCGGCAACAATAAGAACGTTGTCAGGTAATTTATATGTACCAACTCTTCTGTTAAGTATAAGTTGATAAGCCGCGGCCTGTACTGCCGGAGCGGCCGAATTCATTTCGTCTAAGAATAAGATAATAAACTTATGCTTCTTAGCCAATTTTTCATCTGGCAATTCAATAGGCGGTGCCCATTTCATTGTGTTATCATTTGCCGCATAATAAGGGATACCTTTAATGTCTGTTGGTTCCCATAAAGACAATCTAATGTCTATTACTAATGCTGACATATCGTTACCAATTTGTTGAACGATATCTGACTTACCAATACCAGGTGCTCCCCAAATAAAGATAGGTCTTTGTTTTTTGAATGCCCTTGCAATCGCTTTTTTGGTTGCGTTGGGCGATACTTGACGGACTGCTAGATTTTCCATTTTGTACTCCTTTTTCTTTGTCATATTCAGTGCCTTATTATGTTTATATAATAGCACCTATTAGTCAAAAGGTCAACCAGAAAATGCCTTTTTTTCCAAAAAAAATGTCTAGTAATATCAAGGGTTTACGTGTTCGTCTGCCCGTTTTAATGCTTTTGCCAATCCATATTTACGTACATCTCCACTAAAAAGACTTAATTCTAATGCTTTTTTCTCTTTAGTAACTATCATTCCGCCACGTCCTAACCAATAAGGACAGTCAATAAACTTATCCAAAAATATAATGACCTGTGTGGTCATTTCAAAATCTTGTGGGAAAGGTATATCGTAGGTTGTAAGTTCAAGTTTGCCTTTAACAAATTCTATACCGTCATCTGTTAATCGCAAACCACCTTCAGTTTTGTTCCTTGTATTCTGCCACCATTTTGGCATATACTCTGCTAGGGTTTGTTCATTGACTGAAATACCTGCTTGTTTAAGGAATATTTTAGTATATGTTTCTTTCCAGTTCACTTTACCAATCCTGCTTCGATCAGTCTCTTTCTGTTCGCCAGGTGGTGTTCTTCTATTTCTTTTTTGGATTGTCCTTCGTATGGCACTGCAACAGATTCTCTGATCATCCAATCACCCATCATCATTTGGCTATCAGTTTTAGAGTCATAGATTTCAAACTTGCCTAATATTCTACCAAACTTTCCTGTGGCATCTTTTATGGTGCATAATGTTTGTGTTGAACCTTTAGGTAAAAATCCTTCAACAATTTTCTTTGCATAAAGACCAAACTTCTTTTCTACTTTATCTCTTGTTCTAGATTCTGGAGTATCTATTCCGTGTACCCTTACACGTTCTTTGTGCATCCAAACACCAAATCCTAAATCAATATCAACGTCAACTGTGTCACCGTCGATGACCTTTATAATTTTACAACGATACCTATACATTATTTTTCCTCTTTGACTGGGGTGCCTGTAGTTAGTTTATAAACTTCAAAGTCTTTAGTTTCAAAAAGGCTGTTAAGTTTTTTTGCTAGATTGTGTGCATGACCTGGATTAGAAAAAGAAACTTTCTTATATTTAGGTCCTGGATAGTTTGTAATCACATTGGACGTTTTTAAATTAAAAGGTTTGCCTTTATAAAAAACTGCCCAGATGGCTTCACTTTGAAGAATTTGATCGCTTTTATAATTCTTCTTATTTACGTGTTCCAGTATAACTGTTGGTTTTGGTCTGCTCATATACGTAATCCTATTAGTTAACTACGTATATATTTATCTATAAAGTATGGATTGAGTACTATTCTTCTTTAAATCCGCCACCGTCCATAGAAACTTCAACTGGTGTTGCTTCTATTTTACCTACGGTGTTGCTTACAAACTGCTCTAAATTGCCGTGTAAACGTGCTTCTATTTCACCTATAGTAAAGGCTAGTTGTTTAGCCTGTTGTAAAGGCATTCTAATCTCTTGTGTATTAGATAAGTCAGCACCTTTTACTTGCTCTAAAAACAGTTGTAAAGGCGTCGTATTAATAGGTTTATTTGTTTGCATTGGCTCTGCTTAACTCCTGTCTCATTACTATCTCAGTTCTAAAAGGACCTTTAGAATCGTAATTTTCAATAGTAACTAGTTTAGGACAAAAACTTCTTACCCAACCTTTGTCGAATCTAATAATGTAATATCCTGCACAATATAGACTTTTACTTTTTTTACTTTTTGTAAACAAAGGGAGTTTACGTTTTACGTCATACATTTGATTAAATGGATTAACACTAGTTGGGTATGTATGAACTTCTTTTTTCTTTTCAGTGTCTTTATCACTTATGCTTGTACCCCAATTAATATCATTGAATGTATTTTTTAGTTGTCTTTCGTTTTCAAAGAAACTTGTTCCTGTATCACAACAATACATAAATGTTTTATCATTATTTTTTGTAAGTGTGCCTACACGTTCTCCGTCTTCTTCTATAATCCAAAACTTTCCATTCACTATTGGATTTGCTTTTAATTTTGTCATATTACATACCTCGCATTCAATGGTTCACTGAAACTTTGTGCTTGTTCACTTATTTTAACCATATCATGTTTAGCACAGAACTTCATTAATTTTATTCCAACTTGACCAACTTCTTTTGGCGTTTCAGTTGCGTCTTCTATTGTATCATTTATAATTTTTCTTATGTTTTGCGGTTGTGCAGTTAAATCACACAAGATTACATTACGTTCATAATCTTCTAATACTCTGTGTTCTTTTCCTTCATGATCAACCCAACGTTGTAACATCATGTTGTTCCAACTATAACCTTTCTTATCTTTGTCTGCAAATGCTTCTTGTAATCCAACTTTATTTTTTGTGCCTTTTACTCTTACACCTGGATAAGCAGAAAATACATTATCACTAGTATCTCCTCTCATACATTTTTCAAATAATAACCATTGTGGATTAGGAGCCTCTTTTTCTTTGCCTGTCTTTTTATCTATTACCTTTTTGCCTTTATCATCAAAGTATCCTTCACTTGTGATAGTTGTATTGCTAACACCATTGTATTGTGTTACATTAGGTGCTACTAGTTGTGCAAAGTCTCCGTCTGTAGATATAATAACATGATCATCTTTTGGATGTGCTTGTACCCAACCTGCAATTAAATCATCTGCCTCTAAGTTTTCATTATGTAATACTGTACAATTAGTTTTGCCTACAATAAAATCTTTAAACTCGTCAAACGTTTCCCAGAATACTTCTTCTTCCTCTTGTTGTGCGGCAGTAAGTACTGCTCTTGCATCACTTCTATTTCTTTTGTAAGGAGCATAAAAGTCTTTACGCCAACTTCTACCTTCTAAACAAAATACAACATGATCAGCATCAAAATCGTTCCATGCTTTTCTAATGCTATTGAAAGTGACGTGTAAAGCCATGCCAATCTTTTCATTTAGATTGCCACGTATAATGTGCCTTGCACGAAAGAATGTATTTGCGGTATCTACGAGTATGTACTTCATGTCTTTATTATAACTGCTTTATTACTTCTTGTCAACTTCTTTTTTTTGTTTTGCTAATTCTTCTGCTCGTTTTTTGTTTATTTCATCAAGTATAGATTGATTCATAAAATCTACACACTTGAATTCGTTTTCATCAAACGTGCCTTTGAGCCTCAAATCGTATGCAACACTTACTCTTTTCTTTGCTTCATCATGTTGATCAGTAAAGTGTGGACAATAACTTGGAAACAATGTATTTCCGCCTTTTTGGTTAGGCAATGCTATCTTGCTTAAAACATCATACGGAGAATGGTATGTTGTTTTGCTTTGATAGTCATCTAAATGCATATTTCCGCTTAGGTAACTGTCTGGTTGAGAACCATGTGCATGACTTTCCATCTCTTGTCCTTGCTTCATGACATTCGCCCAGCATACAATTTTTAACTCTTTTAGTTCTATTTGTTGTGTTGTTACATATTGCAAATAACTATATTGTAAAAATTTTAAGAGTCCTTGTACTTCCGGAATATCTTTGTATCTACTGAATACATTGTACTTTCCGAATCTTGTAGTGACATCATCTGGTCCTAATCCTGTACCACCACTGTTAGCATAATCAAACTCTTTTAGAATATTTTCTTCATCATCTTCAATAGTCTTTCTTACAGTATCAACTTTTTCTGGTTCTGACCATTGTGTCAACCAAATAGGAATGTTCCAACTAGGACTGAATTCAGTCAAAGGATGAAAACTTTTTATTCTAATTAAACTCATTACTTAATCTTCTTTCCAATATGACATAACTCTTTTAGTATCATTCTTAAATTTCTTGCAATCTTATATAGGAAAAATACTCCAACAATTAGTATTGCATAGTATGGTAACAAGTACCACATAGATATATCCATCATTTATTTTACCTCCGATTTACCATCTCCGAGATTATCTGTTTTTATATAACCTGCTGGTCTGTCTGTATCTAAACCTTCTTCAGCAAGAACATTTCTTGCAATGTCCTTAAACCAACCATCAACAATCTCTTCGTTGGATTCGCCTTTGTAACCAGCATCAATAAGTTGCTCAATAAACTCATTGTTCCAATCTAGTTCAAAGAATCCGTTTCTTATATTTTCTTTATTGACATGGGTATCTAAAACACCTACCCACGGCTTTCCTTCTTTAGTGGCTTGTTCTTTTTCTTTAGCCATCATTTCCTTATGAGTAAGTTCACCTGGCTCTTTCTTTTTGCCTGTCAACTTATCTTTGACTGTCTTCAACAAGTCCTTCATAGTTTTTCTCCAGTTAAGTTCCAATCATTACCAAAACTTATGATACAATATGAATCATAAGAAGGATGGAACTCTATTATTGTATATGTTTTTGTTTTTGGGTTGACGTAAATTGACATTGGCAAAAAAGCAGGTACTTCCGATAATCCCATACCATCTCTTACTTTGGTTGCTTGTACTCCTGCCGCAAACAATATCTCGCCTTTATTATCAATTGCATTTTTTACTTCGTCCCATTGGCTACAAATTACTGGCTTATCGTTCCAGTCACCTGCACGTGAATCTGTGTAAACAGCCACAGCCGCAAACAAAAATAATATAACTAATAATAATCTCATTATAACACCTCCTAAGTGCCTATTGCGTTTCCAAATAGATACACATGGACTCTCGCCGCAACGTTGTATCCTCGTTTAAATGCCCTTGCCGCCACTTCGCCGGCAGTGGCTTCTTGCTCTTCCGATCTAGCACCTACAGGCATAACCCATACGGGCCATTTTACTCCTGCACTTCGCATCTGTGCAATTACGCCTTCCATTTCTTCCCATTGTTCATCATTGTTACCAACAACAAACTTTAGTTGTCCTTTTTGACTAAGATCATAATATTCACCAACCTTTTCTGGCTTTATTGCCTTATCAGGTTTTTCACCTGATACTGTCCATAGTTTAGGACTTACACTAAAAAATATTTCTGTGTTAATTCTTTTTGCCCAGTCTATAAAGTCTGGACGTAATTGTTGTGTACCATTTGTTTCAAATGTCAT